GGTCATCGCTGGTGGCGTACCACATGACGAGGTCGATGCCGTTGGCTGCGTAGTACTGGTTGCTGGCAGCGTTGTATGCGCGTAGCGACTCGGTGCGGGCGATGACGTCAGCGCGAGACTTCACCACGCCGAGGCGCAGACGTAGGTCGTTGGTGATGGCGTCGGTAGGGCGGCCTTCAGCGATGCCTTGGGCGACGAGATCGGTGGCTGTGGCTGCAAAGGCTTCGCCATGGCGGCGGAGGTAGCCGCGGGCTTGGGCTGCGGCAGCCACGGTGGCCTCGATCGGAATGGAGACGTTAATCAGGCGGCGCTGGGAGCCGGAGTCGCGGAGAAGCTCTCGGGCGACGGTGACGCCCCGGCCTTCGGAGCTGCGGAGTAGGGAGCGCAGCACGCGGTCATAGGCGTCGGTTCGGTCGGGGCGGAAAGCGGGAACGAGCTGGCGGAACTCCTGCAGTAGGGCGACGTTGCGGTCAGCTGCGGGGGCTCCGCTGCGGAGCTGGATGCGGGTGCGCCGCAGTAGGCGGTTGAAGCTGCTGTCGAGGATGCGGTTGAGCTGGGCGATGGTGACGTCCTCGGAGCGACGCAGGGCGGCGTTGTAGCGCTCAAGGAGTTGCATCAGCCTTGTCGTTGCGGATGAGGTCGGCGATCTGCTCCACATGCGAATCCTGCATGCGCATGAATTTGCCTCCGCGCTTCATTGCGAATAGCCGTTCGTCAGAGGACAGTGCTGGGCGGAACCCGTATTTTTCGTAGACAGAACGGCGTTTTGCACCTTTGGTGTCATTAGAGTAGGGAATAGCATAGATAATTGAGTTGTCGGGTAGTTGGTCTACCTGCTCCTGGAACATCTTTTTGACGGTGGAGGCTACACCACGGGCGTTGCGGGACGCTGCTTCTGACTTTGCGTCAAATTCTCCATCTACTCGGAACTGAGTTGAGTAAGTGCGCGCACCTCCGATGCTTTCCTGCGGTTTTGTTGAGTAAATAAGAAGTGTTTCCCCGACGGAGCCTGTGCTGAGCAAGCTACCGTCTTTCATTTTCCAGTTGGTGAAGTTATCTTTTGTGTTTACTGAAGTGATTTCACCTCCTTTGGACTTCAGAGCCATGTAAGCAGCACTTGCTTTGGCGTCTCCAACCAGCCCACGCACCGACTTCTGGAACTGTTTAGGTATGCGGTTTATGCCAGCGTCTATTTCCGCGCTCGACAACGATTTAATCACCCGCTTGCTGATCGCGGGTACCACTACCTCTTTGTTTTTGTATGCAATCGCTCCACCGGCAGCCAAAGCAGCACCCGCACCGATAGCAGCCGCGATAGCAACACGGTTGCGCGTTTTACTGCCGCTCTGTGGAGCTGCTTTTTTCTCTAACGCCATTTCGGCTTCGATGATACTAAGCGTATCTTTGGGCATTCCGCGCTTTTCTATATACGCTTTCTCTGCTTTAGTGGCTGATTTTTCGTATAACTTTTTTTCGTTTTTATCTACTGCACTTTTGCCCTTTGTGCAGGTATGAGCCTTGGGGATGTGTGAAGCGCCGCAGGGCTTGCCAGTGCCACCACGTTCTGCGAGGTCGGCGCGGGTGGCGAGGTATGCGCGGACGCGGGGAGGTAGGTCGTGCTCGAGGCTGTCACCCCGCTGGCGGCGGGCGATTTCGGCCCGGGCGGCACGGTAGGAGGCCTCGAGGCTCATGGTTTCGCCGCGGCGCTGAGCGGACTCGCGTAGGGAGCGAGCGAGATCTCCAACCTGTGCCTGGGCACCGCGAGCAGCGCGAGCGGGTCGAGCAGCAACGGCAGGCACGGCACCGGTGAAGCCTTCACGCTCGAGGACGTTGAACGCGTCGCGAGCTGAGACGGGACGGCCTTCGAGCTCTGAGGCTGCAGTAACTGCCAGGCGCTCTGTGATGGCGTACATCCGGCGCGGTGCTGTGGAGACGCGGTTGGCGAAGTAGTCGCGTAGCACGAGTTCAGCGTGAGCTCCCCCTTGAATCTGTTTACCGGCACCTTTGTTAGTGAACTGCATCAGATATTGAGCGCGAGCTAGACGTCCATCCAAGAGCACCTGCTCGGCGCCGGACTCGCGCATCTCTTTTGTCATGCGAGAAACTTCAGCAACTTTGCTAATGGTTACACCTTGTTTTGTATAAAAATCGTTGAACCCTTTATACGTATCGCTATACAGCTTATCTGTGAGGCCTGTGGGAGTCCGCTTAAGCGTGTCCTCTACGAACTCGGTTAGTTTGCGCCGAACCGAGATATTGCTCTGGCCTTTTGGAAGCGCTGTTCCCACTACACCTTGTATAAACCTGCGCTGATCGGCAACGTCTATAATACGCCCATTACGGGTATTATTTACCCTAAAGCCCTGTTGCTGAGCAAGATCAAGCAGTGAGTCTTTGTAATCTGTTAGTTGAGTCCTAACAGCATCTTTAATAGAGGCAGTGGTTAATACATCGTCTCCGCTCAGATTGAACTGACGAGCTAAGAACTCATTAGTAGCGGGACGAGCGAAGATGTTTCCACGTTGATCTTCACTTAACCCTACACCCGATTCTTTCCTAGTAGTGTTATAGAACGCACGCTGGTGCTCACGATCCCAACGATCAAAAGTAGAAAGGCCTACGCCAGGTTTTGTGGACTCTCCAGTCTCGGGGGCTTCGAACTTTTTATTGACTTCTGCGAGGTTTGCGACCAGAGCCGAACGACTATCTTTGTCAGCCTGCGAGGGTTGTGTACGGGCCAGCTGGTTGGTCAGTACGGAAGAGACCGGATTGGCCTGGCGCTCGAGCTGTGCACCGATAACAGCTCCGACCTGCCGCCGCACGCGGGCTCGGTTGGCTCCGATTATCGGAGTGGCGTCCAGGATGCGGCTCATACCAAGACGGACCGCGTTGTTGATGTTTGCCCCCACGCCCTGGCGATAGCCGAAGGTGTTGGACTTCATCAAAAGAGCATGAGTGCCCAGGCCGACAGTCACCACTGCCAGTCCTGTACCAATCAGGCGAGTGCGATTCTCGAGTGTTGCCTGCAGTTTCTGCTTGCGCTGAAGGTCGCCCGGGGTGGCCTTGACCACGCCACGGATGATCGCGCGCTTGCCGCCTTCGACCTCGGAGATGTTGCCTCGGGTGACACCACGGGCGATGCGGGTAGCTCCCCGCTGGATGCTGGCCAGACCGCCAAGGGGATCAGTCTTAACTGCCCGTAGGTGCGGATCGGGTCCCTGACCTTTGAGCCGGCAGTCCCAGCTAGGCGGGATGCAGCGGCCACCGCACTTCACGTTGGGTGGATTGCAGTCAACGGCGCGGGCGGTTTTGCCGGTGCGGCTGCGAGCGGCGTCGAGGCGTGCCTTGGTGGCTAGGTAAGCCGCGGTGCGGAAGCCTTCGGGAGTGGTGTTGCGCGGCGTCATCGTCAGTAGCCCTCGTTGTAGGCGCGGAAGGCGTCAGCCTCGGCGTCGGGCACTGGAGATAGCCCTGCCACATTCTGACCGGGGAAGAAGTGCTGAACGGCGACTTTGGCGGCGCGGAGTGAGTTGAAGCCTGTGGTGTAGGGGCCGTCCGTGATAGCGCTGTCGAGGGCGAAGCGAGCTCGGTAAAGCTTGCGCGCTCGGGTGCGGTGTGGGCCAAGGATCAGCACAGGGGCGGCAGCGCTGCTGTCGATCCGCTGCCCGTCGGGGCCGACGAGTGGGCCGGCGACGACATCGCCGTGGCGGTGGGTGATAGCGATGCGAAGGCCGTCGGCGTCGTCGAACAGGAAGTCGCCGCGGCCACCTTCGGCAGGGGGCAGGACAGCGCCACCTTCAGCGGCAGGCTCCTCCTCGCCCTCGGGGAGTGCCGGAGGTTGCGTGGCGGCCTGCAGTTGGGCGTCGTAGCCCGCCATCTGCGATTGGAACTGGGCGTCGGTGCTGGCGATGAGCTGCTCGGTGATTGCTTCGTTGAGTTTTGTATCAATCGAGTAATCGGTGCCGCCAAAGCGGGACTCGCGCACTTCCAGCGGGTTCAGGACGCCGAGCTGGATGTACTGCGCGTCTGAAGTTGCCTTGAGCTGGTGGAGCTCGGCCTTCTCTTTTTCGGTCTGGGTGAAGACAGAGGGGAAGCTGACAGACCAGGATTCGGGAATGCGGCCGCGGGTTGGACCTTCGCGCGAGGCGAGGATGTAGGTGAAGACCTCGGTGATTGGGGTGCGGCAGTAGACCTCCTGCCACTGCTCAACGAGAGAGGCCCAGACACGCTCTTCGTATCGGCCTTCTTTACCGAGGCCTCCGGGGCTATCACCCATGAGGATGGAGGCGGGCCATCCGGTAGCTGCCTGCAGATCCTTGATGAAGGGGTCAGTGGCGGTGGCGATGTTGCTCAGTGCTCGGTTGATGAAGCTGATCTCTTCTTCGACGTCAACGACCATGCCGCCGTAGACACTACGGCTGAGGTTGTTGGCTTCGAGACGCTTGCGGAGATCGGACTCATTGCCTGCGGCGATGCGGTTGAACAGGCCTGGGATCTTGTGAACGAAGACGTCTGAATCGGAGGTCATCGACTCGAGGCCGGACATCGCGGTCTCGTAGCGCTTGAAGGCGTTCCAGACGAGCTGGAGGACGGACTGGCCCCAGCCGGTGTTGCGAGAGCGGAGATTCCAGGGCAGGTAGAGGCCGTCGAAGCGCGCTACGCGGGTGTGGTGGACGCGGATGTTGACGTAGCCGCTGGTCTGATTCGGGGTGATGCGCTGCGACGTGGTGATCCGGTAGTGCGAGGGACGGGAGTAGTCCGTGATGGAAAAGTCCTCGGGGATCAGTTCGTGCCGCGAAAGCGGGACGTATCCGCGGACAGCGCGGATGCGGCCCATCTCGACAGGCTCATCGGGCTGGCCGCCGTCGTCGATGAGCAGCACAAGGCCGGCGCCGCCGTAGAGGCGCTGAAGCTTGATGACTTCGGCGAGGGCGAAGTGGAACTGGGTGGCCTGAAGGAACTGGTTGAACCGAGTGAGAAGGTCGGCGTTGTCTGCGGCGGCGTCACCGCCTAGGGCGATGCTCGGTTGGTGGCGCAGGATCTCGTCAGCAATGCAGTCGACGTAGCGACGAGGGATGCCGTTGGTATATAGGGATTCGAGTTCGGCTTCGGTCAGCAGAGTCTGAAAGCTGACACTTGTAGCGGTTGTTTTATCTTTTGCGGGTACACCTAGGCCTGTTAGCGCATTAACTAATGCACCATCATTCCGGTATTTGTCTGAGGATGCAGTGGTCATAGCACAAACAGGCTCGGGGAGAGCTGTGCTCAGAGTAGCGGTATGCAGCAAAAGATCATAGATATCGGTTACCAGATGCAAGTGAATATGGTAACTGATATCTGTATCTGGTAACGTGATTCTGCATCTGGTAACCGATATAGGT